TAACGATAATCATTAAAAGTAGATGGAAATATTGAATTCGTATTTAAATGGGAATGTACAAGTTACCTTGTACGATAACGGAACTAAGATTCAAGAGTGGGATGGGGATGATTATGCTGATGCAATGCCAGACTTTCCTAACTCAATGGATGTTAAGATTACTAACTACTGTGATTTAGGTTGTGCTTTTTGTCATGAAAAGTCTTCTGTTCATGGTAAACATGCTGATTTAGGATATCTTCTAGGTAATATAATTGATCTTCCTGCAGGTACTGAGTTGGCAATAGGTGGTGGAAATCCATTATCACACCCTCAATTAGAAATCTTTTTAAGTTGTTGTAAAGAGTTAGGATTAATTTGTAACATGACTATGAATTTCAAACATTTAAGTCTTTACAAAGATCTTGTAAACTCATTACTTGAAAGGAAGTTGATTTATGGTCTAGGTTTGTCTATTGATAGTTCTTCTAATTTAGATGATGTTAATCTACTTGTTAATATTGACAATGTAGTTTTTCATGTAATCTCTGGAGTAGAATCTATCTCTATATTAGATAAAATCTATAATAGTCCTGTAAAGAAAGTTCTTATCTTAGGTTATAAAGAGTTTGGAAGGGGAGTTCAATATTATGACTTTGAGGTTGAAGAGAAAAAAGAACTTTGGCATCTTCAAATTCCTAAGTATTTTGAGAAACTTCAACTTACTTTTGATGATTTGGGGGCTAAACAATTCAACATTAAACAGTACTTCCCAGAAGAAACTTGGAGAACACTATTTACTGGCTTTGATGGGCAATTTACAATGTACATTGATGCTGTTAATAGGCAATATGCAGTTTCTTCAACAGGTAAGGCAAGATTTAATCTAAATAAGCCTATAAAGGATTGTTTTAAACATGTTAGAAAAATAACTGGTAATGAATAATGCCAGGTAACAATTATTAAAATGAAAAATAAATTTAACAATGACACTTGACAGAAGTGAAAGGCAAAAACTTGGACTACAAAAGTGGGTTGAGGCAGGTTGTAGGGCAACTCTACAATGGTGTACAGGGGTAGGAAAAACAAGGGCAGCAATTATGGCTATTAAAGGATTCTTAGCTAAGAATTCAGGTAGGATAGTTGTTGTCATAGTTCCGACAGAGAATTTAAAACTTCAATGGATACAGGAATTAAGTAAGTATGGATTCCCCCAAGTATATGTAGAGATTATAAATTCTGCAATTAAACTAGATACAGCAATCGACTTTTTAATACTTGATGAGTGTCATAGAATCCCAAGTGAAACATTTTATGCAGTCTTTGCAAAGAGAATACCTAAAATGGTCTTGGGATTATCTGCCACTTTCAGCAGATTAGATGGAAGGCATGAACTTCTTAACAAGTTTTGCCCAGTATGTGATGTGATTTCTGTTAAAGAAGCTATTGATAATAAATGGCTTTCTCCTTATGTAGAGTATAAAGTTATTATAGAGCCTGATGATATTGAAGAGTATCGAATGCTTAATAAGAGTTTCAATGAAACTTTTGCTATATTTGATTTTAACTTTACTGAAGCTATGGAATGCTTAACAAATATTATTCATAGGAGAACTTATGCTAAGAAATTAGGTATGGGTGCTAAAGATATGGATGGTGTTATTTTTACATGGCAAAGAGCTTTAAAAGGAAGAAAGTCTTATGTTATGAATCACCCTAAAAAGGTTGAGATAGCTCAAAAGATTCTGGCTAATAGACCTAATTCTAAAGCCATTACTTTTTCTGCAACAATTGCTCAAGCCGAGAAAATCGGAGGAGGGTATGTTGTTCATTCTGGAAACACTAAGAAAAAGAATAGAATGACTTTGGCAGAGTTTTCAAAGTTAGAAACAGGAGTTATACACACAGCAAAAAGTCTGGACGAAGGCTCAGACATTCCGGGATTAGACTTAGGGATTATCCTTTGTAATACCTCATCACAAACTCAGAAGACTCAAAGAACTGGGAGAATTATTAGGTATGAAGATGGAAAATCAGCAGAGTTATTTACCCTTGTTATTAAGGGTACTATGGAAGAGGGCTGGTACAACACATCCACTTCTGGTAAAAGCTATATTGAAATTACTGAGGACGAATTAGATGAAATTCTAATGGGTCATAAGACTGACAATGTAGAACAAACTGGAAAGGAAGTTGATTTACTATTTAGATTATAAACAAAATTATGGCAATGAAGAAAATGATTAATGTTCCTTTAAAACAAGAGGAAATGTCTGAATTTTTGGTGTTATCGGAGATATTTAAAACTACTGAAGAAATTTCTAAAGGAATGGAAGATACTTATGGTAGGATGTATGACAGATATAAATTACTTAGAGATATATTTATCAATCATTACAAATTACCAATCGAAAGCTAAAAATCCCCTAAAGGATATTACCAATTAATGCGAGAAGTAGTTTATTAAATTAAACTATGGATGCACAATTTTCAATTATCAATTAATGAAGAGGTTAGTATTTACATAAACAGTGGTTTAACACCTACTGAATTATTTGTTTTAAGATTATTATTTTTGGCAGTAGATGGGGATTCAGATCCCTTAGTTAACTACTTATCAAATGTAAGTAATGGCAAAGCATTATTTAGACAGGTATTAGAATCATTACAAGAAAAAAGAGTTATATTGGCTTCTTTTAAAATTCCAAAAGAAGGAGAAGCCTTTAAGTATAAGAATATTCCATTTAATAAGAACTTTCTAAAATCATATATTAGAGAGTCTAACGAAATTGGAAAAGAGCTTTTTTATGCATATCCTCCGTTTATTAATATAAATGGGAAGATGTGTAGCATTAAGAATTATACTAAAGCAAATCTTTATTCTTTGGATGAATTCTGTTTGTATTATACGAAATCAATCAAAAACTGCGGAATAACTCATGAAAAAGTAATGGAGGCTTTAGAGTATGGAAAAGAGAATGGATTAATTAACTACTCAATCTTAGAGTTTATTGCTTCTCAAAAATGGGAAGAAATAGAGTATATAAGAAACAGTGGTGATGTTAATGGTTACAACAATTCTGAACTACTATAATGGGTGTAAAGCAGCTACTAAAAAATGTACAAAAAGGTAAAAAAGGTAAGAATATAGGTGTTCCTACGGGATTAACTACAGTAGACTCTATAATATATGGTATTCAACGTAAATTTATTTATACGATTGGTGCTGATACTTCTGGAGGTAAGACGTCTTTTGCTTTGGATACTTTTGTATATAATCTCTTAAAAAATGCAGGTGATAAACCTGTATCAATATTATATTATTCATTTGAGATGTCTAGCGACATTTTATTTGCTAAACTACTCTCTCTTCATATATATGATGAGTTTGGGGTTATAGTAACCTATGAAGATATTTTATCATTAACTAAACCTTTATCAGATGAGCATGAGGATTTAATTAGAAAATCTGAAGCATGGTTGTATGAATTACAGCAACATTTAACTATTTATGACAAAGCATTAACTCCTCAGGGAATATATGCAACTTGTAAGGAATGGCTAAAACAATTTGGTGAGTTTATACAAATAGACGAGCATAGAGAAGAGTATAAGGATAGTGATTCTGAAAGATATAAGGTTGCCATTATTGACCACGTTGGTCTTATTACTGGTGCTGGATCTAAGAAAGAAAGGATTGACTTGACTACTGACTTTGCTATTTATTTTAGAAATAAGTGCGATTTAAGTACCGTATTTATTCAACAGATGAATAGAAATGCAAAATCTATGGATAGAAAAACTAACGGGTATGAACAATATCAGTTGGACGACTTTAAAGACACTTCAGGTACAGTGGATGCTTCCGATGTAGTTTTTGCTATATACTTTCCTTATAGAGAAAAGATAGCAAGATGCGAAGGATATCCTATACAAAATGTTCTTAAGAAGAGGTTTAGATTATTACAAATATTAAAAAACAGATATGGTGTGGCAGATTACACAAAAGGACTAGGTTTCTATGGAGAGATAGGTAAATTCAAAGAATTGCCTAAACCAGAAGAAATAGGTGACTATGGTCCATATTTAGATTTACAAATACTAGCAGATAACAATACAATAGTAGATAAGAGTACGTTTACACTTTAAAAAAATTATTTATGGCAACATTAGGCGCAATCGTTGGGGAATCTGGTAGTGGTAAATCAACATCTATAAGAAATTTAGATCCAGTTAGTACATTTGTTATTAACGTAGCAAGAAAGGCTTTGCCTTTTAGAGGATACAAAAAGAATTATAAAGAGTTGAGCTTGAATCAAGAATCAAGAACTTATGAAGGTAATTTGTACAGCACATCAAGTGTTGATCAGATTTCTAAAGTATTAACTATAATTGACAAAACAATGCCTCACATTAAGCATGTTTTGATTGATGATAGTCAGTATCTTATGAGTTTTGAGGCAATGGATAGAGCACAAGAAAAATCCTATGAGAAGTTTACTCAAATTGCTCAGCACTTTTATTCAGTGTTGAAAGGCGCAATGGATATGAGAGAGGATTTAAAAGTATTTATTTTAACTCATAGTGAGAATACAGGCGATGTATTGAATCCATCTCTTAAAATTAAGACAGTTGGAAAGATGATCGACAATATGATCACAATTGAAGGTTTATTTACCTATGTTTTATTTACTGTTAGAACTAAAAATGATGATGGTGAAATGGAATATAAGTTTGTTACCCAGTCGGACGGTACAACTACAGCAAAAACACCTATGGGATGTTTTACTGATAAATTGATAGATAATGATCTTGCATTTGTGTTTGATCAGATTGATAAATATAATAACGAAGACTAAGAATGAAACAGGTAATTGTAACATTTAATTTTGATCCAGAAACAGATTTAGTTTCTGATGTAAAGTGTACTGTAGATGGGATTGAAAAGAAAAAGAAAACTACTACAAGAAAGAAAGACGTTGTTGTAGAGTTGGAAGATGAGGCTTTGATTACTTTGGAAACTAATAAACTATGCTTTAACAATAAAGCAATGAGTATATTAAATCCAGATGCATCTGACAGATTAGTAATTAAATGGATTCAAGAAGGGAATGTAATGCTTCCTATTATTGGTACTGACCTTGCTTTTGGTGAGGAAGGGTCCGGCAACAAACTTACTAAGTCAAATACAATGGCTTATAAAGGAAAAGCTAATACTGTTTTAGCTGAATTAGATAAAGAATTTACACTAGGAGATTATAAAGAGGGAATATATAAATTAGTTCCCAAGACAGAAAGGACTTCGGCAGGTAAAACCATCGAATTGAAAAATATTATCAAGCAAGCCGAAGAAACAGAACCTGTTTTATTAGTAGACACAGATGAAGTTACGGAAATAGATCCATTGACATTTACACTTTAATTAAATTTTATATAATATGAATTTTTCATTTAACGGCACAGCAGGAGCATCACAAGGAACAACATTTAAGAAATTAGAAGGTAACACAATTCCAGTAGTAAAATTTGACGGATGTGAGGTAGTCGATGTTCAGGGAGTAAAAGATCCTACACAGGTTTATAGATTATTGAAATTGAAATTTTCAAATGATGAAGGTACGTTTGAGCATACTTGCTTTGAACCAAAACCTGCAGATTTTGAAAGAAGAGAAACAGATTATACTGACAAGAAAACTGGAGAAACTAAAAAGATTCCTCAGCCATCTAATGTTGAGTCTATGATGTTGCTATTCAAACATGCAATTGATGCTTTAAATCCTGCTATGGGAGCAGCTATTGATGCTGGTACTAAGAACTTAGTTTCTCCTGATTGGGTTTCTCTAAGAAATCTTGTTTCACAGATTTTAAGCGCAGGAAAGGGTTGTCAGACAACTATTAAATTGATTACAAATAGTAAGGGTGAGGCTTGTTTCCCTGGATATTTTACAGCTCTTAATAGAGATGGTAAAGCATATCTTAAGAATAACTTTATTGGAGATAAATTGGGATTTACGCCTGCAGAGGCTGCCAAAATTAAGACTGCTGCAGAAGCAAAACCAACTTCTATGAGCAATCATAATTCTCCTGCATCTAAGTCTGATTTTACTCCAACACCTAGTGCACCAGCTGATGATTTGAATTTCAACATGGATATTCCACTCCTTTAATAATTATATGAGGGTATGTTTGAATTAGAAATATCCCCTCGAATAACAAAGGAACTAATACTATCAAAGTGCTCCCAAGAAAATATTTTCGAACATTACTTGGGAGTACCTGTTAGAAAAGGATTATTTTGTAGTCCATCAGTTATTAGACCAGACAGAACTCCTACTTGCTCATTCTATAAGGATGGTCGAGGTATCTTAAAGTACAAGGATTTTGCTGGTCCGACTTTCGATTGTGTTGGATGTGTTATGTATCTGTACAACTGTAGTTATTATAAGGCTTTAAAAATTATTGCTAATGACTTTGGTTTAGTAAATGATTCTAATGTAGAAAAACATGTCGCAAAGATTCCATATACTGGTGTAGAGTTAGCAAAGACAGAAAAGGCAAGAATACAAGTAGAAATAAAAGATTTTTCAGAGAAGGAATTAAAATGGTGGGGAGGATTCGGTATCGGATTATCTACACTTAAAAAATTTAAAGTCTTCTCTGTAAAATCTATATTTTTAAATGGAAACTACTTTTCCTCTTCTACAGAAACTTCTCCTGTTTATGGTTATTATGGAGGAGTTAATAAAGATAAGGATGAGTTGTGGAGATTGTATATGCCTAGCAAACGGACTTTTAGATTTTTAAGTAATTGGAGTTCCTGCATTATTCAGGGTTCAAAGCAATTACCTAAATCTGGAGATTATATAGTAATTACTAAATCATTGAAAGATGTTATGTCTTTATATGAGTTTGGTATAACTGCCGTGGCTCCTAATAGTGAGAATTTATTCTTATCAGAGTCTCAGTATAAAAAGTTGAAGTCCAGATTTGGGGAAGTATATTTGTTATATGATAGAGATTTGCCTGGAGTTAGGTCTGCCAATAAGATTAGGAAACAATTTCCTGATATAAAGGTATTACTTATGCCAAAGACAAAAGATTTTACAGATTTTGTGAAAAAGTATGGAACAATGAAAACATTTGATTTAATAGAACAATGGGAAGAAAAAAGAAAGAAGCTAGTGAGCTAGAAGTAGCCGATAACTGAGTTGGAGAAGTAGAAGTTGAAAAGCCTAAAAAGGCAAGGTCTGCTGGTTATTCAAAAACCAAGGGATCTGCATATGAAAGGCAAATAGTTAATGAGTTAAAAGAGCTTACAGGTAACAATAATATATCTACAAGTAGATCATCCAGTAAAAAATTAGATGATATGAAGATAGATATTAACGATGAAGATGGAGTTCTTCCTTGTTATATTCAAACCAAGAAAA